GACGGCTGCTTGAACACAGCCCACCCGTTGTTGTTCGATGACACCCCATCCTTGGGATCCAGTCCCTCAAGCTGGTAGTACCACCAAGTGTCCATCGTCGGCGGGTTGGTATCCCCCCACATTCCGTGCCATGTCGGCCCACCGTCTTTGTTCGACGGGAATCGCCCGATACGCTTAGACATCGCATCCACGATCTCAGGGTGGATGTCCCGACATTCGTTGAACCACGCGAAGGTAAGTTCGAGCGAGTTCAGGTTGGCCACATCGTCCGCGTCGTCCAGCGCGCGGAACATAATCTCGCACTCGACATCGCCCACCTCGAAATAGTAGGTCTTGGTGGTCCGCATGTACCGACCACACACCCCCGGCGGGAACCAGTCCAGAAACGTCTTGATGGTTGTATCCTGCAACTGCCGCGCCGTCTCACGGACGATAGCCGCCCGACTCCTGCGCTTACCCGTCGTCGGATCAGGGTGCTGCATCGACGCCCGCCGTATGATCTCGAAGCTACACGTCACTGACTTGCCGGACCCAACCGGCCCCATCAGCACGCGCATCTTCGCGTCCGAGTTCATAAACTTCTCGCCCGTAGGCGGTGGCGTGTAATCAATGACTAAGGACATCTGGTCCCCTTGTGCTTACTAGCATCACGACGATCTCCCGCGCTCGCCTATCACCTTTTGGCGGAACCACTTTCGTTTTGAACGAGTAACCAGCCTTAACCAGTGCTTGACGAAAGAGATCGTATTCTTTGGCGGAGTCGAACCGGGCTGCGGGTAAACCCTCATACGAACTGTCAAACCTCTCCAAGATGCTCAATCGTTTCGCCCTCCACGTCTGCGGTCACGACCATGGGAGGCGCGTTGTTCCCAAAGTTGATGTTGATCTTAACACCACCGGTCACGTTGCTACCCTCGTCGTCACCTTTGACCTCAAGCCCTGCCCATTTGACAGTGCTTTTGATGAGGTCGGCTTTGACCGCCGGGGACACATCGGGGCTGTGGATCAACACATAAGACGTTGTGAGGAGTTCTTCTGCCTGCGCCCGGGCCTTGAGCCGGAACGTCATACCCTTATCGCGGATTTCACCACGGTAACTGTCTACTTTCTTGAGGAACACCGGGTCTTTGTTGAACACCAGCAGGTCGCTGGCGGTCACGCGGTGGCGGCTTTTGATCTCGTCCATGCTCTCGCCGCTGCCCTCCAAGGCCAGAGCGACATCAAAAGCTAGACGGTCGGACCATTTTGTTGACTGCATCGGTAGCATGTGGGCCTCCTGTATGGCCCCAAGTGTAGTGTTTGTGCGGCTTTGCTGCAAGACGTTTGTGAATGCTAAGTAGACAAAGTATACACTTTGGTTTTTTGGGGTCTTGGTTTAAGAGGTTTACTACAATACGGGGGGCGTCAGCGAATCCAAGTCCATGTGCCCCCCTCCCCCCTGCCTGTCGGCTGTCATATGCCCCGCCGCAAGTATACACGGGCAAGCGTGAAACCCCTATAAAACAAGGCTGATTTGACATTTAGTGTCAAGTATGGGACAGTTCAATTGTCGACAGGGACAGCGACCCGACAGACAGTTCTTTGACAGGCGACGCTGCGCCAACCTAGAAGGAGAATAGCAATGGCTATTGTCAACCCGCAGACCTGGGAAGGTCAGTTCAAAGTGGTGGAAACCAAAGAGGGTTCCAACGTGTTCACACTCAAGCCGCAGGCTGGTGCGAAATACAACGCCGAAAACCTCATGGAGGCGATCAAGGCGATCCTCGCGGCGAAGGTCAAGCTCGACGGCTGGAAAGTCTGGCTCGACGGTGACTTCGAAACCACCTTGGACAAAGGCGAAGCGGTCACGCCAGCCAAGCTGGCCAAGATCGTGAAAGAGGCGGATAACATCCAACTCGCCTTCGTCAAGCGACCGTTCCCGCAACCGAAACTCCGCTTCATCAAGGGCGAAGGATCGGCACCAGCGAGAGCAACCGCTAAGGTCCGCGAACTCTAACCAACAGGCTGGCCCGCAAGGGCCAGCCACCTACCTTGGAGAATGGCATGAAAGAGAAAATTGTAGCCGCGCTGATCTATGCAGGCACCACGCTGGCTGTAGCACTACTGATCTTGGTAGTAATGCTGGAATGGGTCGTAGGATGTGGAGAGATAACTTATCTCCCCGATGGCACTTGGTACACGAATGAGTGCCTGTTCATCCCACACGAGCAGAAGACTGGCACTTGGTAAACCACGGAGGGGCGAAAGCCCCTCCCTCACTGGAGAGAGATATGACGCACATCTCACACTTCTTCGTCGACATCATGGCGAACTGGCCCATGCAGACGATCCTCGAACGCCGAGAGCAGATCATCGAAGCCCTTGGACGACACACATACGAAGCGATCATCAAGAAGAAGACCGCGAAGTAACCACCGCCCCGCTGGAGAAATCTGGCGGGGTTTCTTTTTGCCTTCAGTTTTTGTTTGTCTCTCTCACCATACGTCGGGGGCCTTAGCCTGCCACGTGGAACGCCTCGTGATACGCGCATAGTATACACCATTCGTTGGGGGCCTTTGTCTACTTAGCACTGTATAGTTTAAGTATACAATGTATAGTTTCAGAAAGTTTACAGTCCTGTTTTGCTAAGTCGTTGATTTCACACAACTATCTAGTTTTTTTGAGCAACTATCTAAAAAACTATCTAACTTTTTTTGTCAACTTAGGTATGTAAAGTTTACACTGTGTATACTTTCAAATTGTCAAGTTACGAGAAGTTGACACCAAGAAACCCAATGAAACCAAGGGTTTGTGGGTGTGTATACCAGAAGTAAACAAAGCTCTACTATCTAACTATCTATCTAATCTATAAAATAAAGCTACCCTTTTTCCTGTGATCGCTCATTCGTAACTCATTTCAAAACACGCCAAACAACGATACCCCGATTATTTTGGCAGTTAGATAGTTTTATAGATAGCAAATCCCATAACCCATTGATTTCATTGGACCCAAACTATACACCTGTCAACTTACGCTATCTAACTATACAAAACGACTTAGATAGTGCCTTCCCCTATCCCATTGATTTAATTACATAACCCGGTTGACACACCACAACACCTACCTACCTAAAAAACTAGATAGTTTACCCTCTACGCGCGTATCGTTTCTGAATATTCAGAACCAAGGCCGATTTGACAGGGCCGTGGCATCGGGCGAACATGGCTTCGCCGCTGGGCAGAACCGCCCTGTTATGTAAACTTTCTAGGAGACAGTCATGAAACTGGACACTGATCTAAACCAACTCATCAGTGAGTTGACAGCCGACACCGAACTGGACACTGACAACTTGTGGTCAGATGTTCGTGGTTATGTAAAGTTAGCAGACCTCACCCAAGACCAGTCACACCGTATCGTTACAGTTCGTCCTCGTCGAAGGACTTACTTGCGTCAGTCTGATGCAGGGTATGACTGGGCTTGTGGTCGTGAGTTCATCATCACCACTCGTAACTCACCCTACTACGGCGAAGTCGTGGCAGTAGATGAGACACGCAACCTCAAGCAGTATGGCTACAGCCATGTCCACATCCATTACAACAACCAGTCAGCACCTTTGGAGATCGAACTATGACTGTAGATATGTTCCCTCACTTGGAAAACACCGAGTTGTCTGCCTACCTCAACGGCCCTGCTGATGCAGGGTCTTACCAACAGCTATGTGACTTCGTTCGTTACACCAAAGGCTGTTGGTGGGAGGACACGTCTAATGACTACTTAGACGAAACGATACTGGATGGTCGGCGTGACGCTATCGTTGTGGCTGACCAAGCCCTAGAGATTGGCGACTTCCCTGCCGTTCACAAATACCTTCGTCTCTACTGGAGCATCTGATATGTCTATAAAACAGACCTGCAATCGTGACTGCCGTTCTTACGTCAAGTCACTGACACCCTTCAACACCTCGTCTAAACCACATGCTGTGAACGGAACTATCTTCGCTCGGTGGACGACACCTGACACCTACGTGGTCTATAGCTATGGCTACCACTGGCCGCTGCATATCTGTGTAGTGAACCCTGACAACGGCTCACGAATATGGTTCTCCAATGAGGACAAGCACAGTGTGACCACAAGTAAGCACTATGGTCAGGCTCATCCTCTGGTCGATACGCATCGCCGCTCTCTGAGTGCGATGGATCAGTTGACACTACTGACCTACTCGCAAGTCATTGCACAACGTCTTGTGTCTTAGTTGTCGAAACTCTCGACGAAATTTCGTTGGGAGTATGTCGTGGTTGGCTACCACGGCACTGATGAGACAAGCCATTCAAGGAGATCGCTATGCGAGCAACACTATTGAAAGACACACTCAAGGCACTCATTCCTACTGGCCGCACTGTGGCTATAGAAGGGGCACCGGGGGGTGGTAAGACAACCATCGTCCACGAGGTTGGTCGAGAACTGGGGCTTCCCGTCATTGAGCGGCACATGCCGACCATGCTCGTGGAGGACTTCGGTATTCCCTACCCAACTGACAACGGCTTTGAGTATAAGCTGCCCGACTGGTTCCCAGTGCAGGGTAAAGAAGGCACCGCACAGGGGGGTATTCTACTGTTCGATGACCGCAACCAAGCCAATGCTGACCTACAGAAAGTGTTGGCGAACATCTGCCAAGCCCGAACTCTACACGGCAAGCCACTGGCTAAAGGGTGGACTGTCATCTCGACAGGCAACAGGCAGTCAGACCGTGCAGGGGCTAACCGTGTGCTGTCTCACTTGCGCAATCGTGAGACTGTCCTTGAGATGGAGACACATCTGGACGACAGCACTCAGTGGATGATCGACAACGATGTGCGTCCTGAGGTGATTGCCTTCACTCGGTTCCGTCCGAACCTGCTTCACGACTTCGATCCTCAGCGTGACCAGAACCCTACACCACGCTCTTGGGTCGAGGGTGTATCCGCAGTGCTTGGTGCTGTCCCTGCTGAGGCTGAGTATGAGTGCTTCAAGGGTGCAGTCGGTGAGGGTGCTGCCGCTGAGTTCGTTGGATTCATGCGTATCTACCGTAAGCTGCCCAACCCTGACGCCATCCTGATGAACCCAACAACGGCTGATGTGCCGACTGATCCTGCCACTCTCTACGCCCTGTCTGGTGCTATCGCTGAACGTGCCAGTGAGGGGAACTTGGATCGTGTGGTGACTTACGCTGAGCGTATGCCCGCTGAGTTCTCAGTGCTGAGCATCTCGTATGCCGTTCGTAAGAAGCCTGAACTGGCTAACACACAAGCTTTTACCAAGTGAGCAGTGGCGCACCAAGATGTCCTCTTTTGAACACTTCGAGGACTTAGACGAGGTAGCTGCCTTTGGTGATTACCTTGTGAAAGTGGAGGCCATCCCTGAGGGTGGCTTCCTTCACCTGAGAACGCGTCCTGTAAAGATGAAGCCTAACACCATACGGGCTTACATGACCCAGATCAGAAAGGCTGACCCGTTATGGCCTGCTACTGTGCAGGACACGTTCTCACATGCTGCCAGACTGGCTGACAAATTTCCCGAACAGTATCGGGCTTTCAAAACTCTTAGGAGATTGACGACATGAAACTCAATGACCGCGCACTTCTCGTGCAACTTAACATCTCTCACTGGACAGCTAACAAACTGGACAAAGAGATCAGTAACGAAACGACTGCCATGAAGGGGGCTATCACTGGTGCGATCCGCACTCACAAGTCTCTGCTACCGATGTGTGATCTACTGGACAACATCAAGCAGAAGGCCACGCTGATCCGCACCAAGTTCTACGCCAACACGTTGCCGTGGGGTGTGAAGGGTATCCAAATCCTACCCAGTGCAAACTACCTCGCCTTTATGACTGAGTTCCGCAAGGACAAGGCTGAGTATGAGAACCTCGTGGCTCAGTTCGTTCCTGCCTACCCACAACTTGTTGCTGATGCTCAGGCTTACTTGGGTAGTTCTTACAAGCAGGACGACTACCCTGACGTGGACAGTATCGCTGACAAGTTCAAGATGGATATGAACATCATGCCTGTCCCTAACGATGACTTCCGAGTGAACATCGCTGACGATGAACTGTCACGTATCCAAGAGGAAGTGGAAGCCCGTGTTAAACAGGCCGCTCAGTCTGCCATGCAGGACGTGTGGCAACGGCTCTATGACAAGGTGAAACATCTGGCTGACAAACTGGACGATCCTCGTTCGATCTTCCGTGACTCAACTGTCAACCACTTGTCAGAACTGTGTGAACTGCTGCCTCGTCTGAACTTTGCAGACGATCCGAACCTTGAGGCACTGCGCCAAGAGGTAGAGCAGAAACTTGTGGGGCATCATCCCGATGCTCTGCGTAACGACCCAGACCTACGCCGTGACAAGGCTCAAGAAGCCAAGGACATCATGGCGAAGATGGGTGCATTTATGGGAGGACTGAACTGATGCCTAAGTTTGAAATCCAACTGATCTTCTACCGTACGGTGGAGGCACCCAACATCGACGAGGCGGCAGACATTGCCGACTACGAGAAGTCCCGTCTGGTGGACAACGGCTTGGCCGGTGATCTGGGGTGGGAAGAAACTGAGACCCGTGTGAAGCGCAAGAAGGAGACCAACTGATGGACCTGATGAAACGACTGTCGAAAGCAAAGACTGCACTGATCCTTGAGCATCCGTTCATTGGATCGGTCGCACTCAACATGCCAATGGAACTGAGCGATGCAGTTCCTACGGCGGCAACCAATGGTAAACGTGTTGTCTATAACCCTGACTTCATCACTGATCTGACTGACGAACAACTCAAGTTCCTTGTGGCTCACGAGTGTATGCACCCGATGCTCGAACACAACTACCGCCGTGGTGAGCGTGACCCAATCAAGTGGAACAAGGCCGCTGACTATGTAATCAACAAGCTGTTGGTGGATGAAGGCATTGGCAAGTTCATCGAAGGTGGCTGTCTTGACGACAACATCTACAACAACGGCGGTGGCACGTCCGATGGTATCTATTCCCTGCTACCTGATGGTGACGATGGTGATGGCGGCGGTATGGGTGGCACTGGTCAAGACCTGCAAGACGGGTCTGGTTCCCCTGCGGAACAGGCTCAAGAAGCTGCCGAGTGGAAGATCAAGGTGGCCCAAGCTGCACAAGCTGCCAAGATGATGGGCAAGCTGAGTGCCAACA